ACCCACTTGAGAATGTCATACAGCTTGTCAGGGATTTTCATGGTTTGCTCCTTTCCGTGCCCGATTCGGGCACCACAAAAATTAATGATTGTTTTCCAGGTCCGCGATGCGGTGGTTGGCGACCTTGATCTGCTCCTCCAACACCGGGACACGCCGCGCAAAATTGTTGTGCTCCCGGACTTCCCGGGTCAGCTCCTCCAGCTTAGTGTCGGTGACGGCCTGCTGCGTATCCAGCTTGGCCTGCACATCCCGGGTGGTCTTGTTGCTTGTGATGATTACCCCCAGCAGCGACAAGCCGCTGGTAATCAGGGCCACAATGATAGTTTCCGTCATGTTCATTCCTTTCCTGCCGCCAGCAGCGCGGCAAACATAAACCCCAAGCACGATGATGCGGGGATAATCAATAACAGCCACAAAGGATCCATACGGCGCACCTCCTCAGCTTGCAATCCATATTCCGGCGATGTAAATATAGTACCCGGCGGCTATAGCCTCTTTGGGGCGTATCTGTATGGTGCCGGAGGTGGTCAGCCTCGCATCTAATGACTTTTGACAGTATACACTTAGGGCATAGGTGGACGTTGGGCGATGGTCGCTTATGTCGGCAATGTCGTATGTCGTATCAGCCGTTAGCGAAACATTGGGCTCTCCCGATACCCTCAGGATGCCGAGGCCCATCATAGCGGAGTATTTTGCCATACCGCTAAAGCCCTTCAAGTTTGATCCGGACGCGCCAATCGTCAGATTGGTAGGGCTAAGGCCCAGCAGCGTCAGGGTCCCCGCCACATCGTCATAACGAATCACGCTGCGGCTGTTTTGGGCGTCGTAGACGCCCCAAGCTGCTGTGGATTCCCCGTTGCCGCCGTATACGCCCACATTGTGCGGATTTGCGGCTCCGTCCGTGGTCTGAAAATAGATGTCCTTTTCCGTGTCCGACTTTTTGTATCCACCCATATAGACAAATCGATCCGCATAGATTGACTTGTCAAAGTAGGCATCCAGCCCCACCTGGAATGCCTTGGTTTTATCGTCATCGCATAGTCGGCCAATCCCAACGGATGATTTTGATTTTGCTAAGTGCTGCAGCACAAAGGACGCCGAAATGTCCCGCATGCTGGAATTGCTGGTGCTAAAAGCATCCGTTGCCACCACGCGCACTGTGTAGCGCTTATTTGTATCGGCGGGGAAAATAATGGTGATGTTTTTAGGGGCATACTTATCGGCATCCGGTATCGTCGGCGTTACGTCCGTCCATAATCCCATGCCACCATATTCTCGATACTGCACCATGTAAGCCGCCGTGTTTTTGTTAGATAGCGGTGTAATGGCGGCGGTAAAGGTAACTTTACCGTACTCTCCCATGCGGCTCGCTGTGCCATTTTGCGTGCAGCGGGTGGCCGAAATGGCCGAGATGGTGGGGACGCTGTAGGGCTTTACGGTATACTCAATTGATTTTGTAGCCGTCCGCCCACGGCTATCCGTTACAGCGCATGTGATATACACCGTGCCGTAGTAAGGCAAAAAACCCGTTGTGCCGGTCGCCGCAGATGCGGTATACAGTGTGCCGGAGCCAGCCGACCAGCCCACCTTAATGCTATAGGATTTAATGGTGCTGCCCTGCGCGCCCGTGCCAGTGATTGCAACTTTGATTTTACTGCGCAGCTGTAGGAAATACCCGGTATATTTCGTTTTGTTGCCCGTTGGGTCAGTTACGGACACTGACAGCGTTGGCACCACGCTTGACGGGATTGCCAGCGTCACCGTACACTCCGAGCGTCCCACATAGGCGGTGCCGTTGTAAGTCTCACAGATGATCGTTGCCGCCAGATTTGCGCTATTGGGCGCGTTGGTGGCCAAATCGATAGGTGGCGTCCAGTTATAAGTCGTCTTGCCATCGTAACCTGTAATTTTAACCGCATTTTTGCTGCCGACTTTGTAATATAGTTTGTCGGTAAAGCTTGCGCTTTTGCGGTCAATTGTGATTTTAAGGGCGGTGCCAAGGGTGCCGGTTTTGGGTGCTGACACAACAGATGCGCGGGGGATGGTGTCCAGCTCCAGCGTCTTGGTCTGCGTGATTACGCCGGCGCTAATCTCCGTGTCCATCCACGTCCGCACCTTAATGCTCCCAGTGCCATCAGCCTTGTGGCTGACGGTGAGGGTGGTGTCCAAGATGGTCTTGGTGGTATTTTGCGGCAGCGTAAACGCTACTGTGTGCTCGGTCTCTGTGCCGCCATTAATGGTGATGTAGTAATACGCCTTGTCACCGGGGGCATCATTATAGCTGGAGCCGGTCTGCTGCGATGTCCATTTGATGCGGACTTTTGAGGTATTATTGGTTATGCTTTGGCCTATCTGCTCCAATGATAGATTTTGATATACGCTCATGGCGCTCCCTCCTTAACTGACAATCACATCGCTGTTATCGTCCGCCTGTATAACAACGTTGCCGATAATCAACACAGTGGTCTTGATTCGCTTTGTCTCCACGCCATCTGCCGTGATCTGCAATTCTGGGGTATTGTTGCGGACAAACTGTAATACATCATTATCCAGCCGCAAAAGGATTTCGTTACCACTCTCTCCGATAATCAAGCCATCGTCCGTAAAGCGGAAGGCTTTAGTGATGGATTCATACTTGGCTTGCAAATCGCCGTCTACGTCATCAATGCGCTCGGTGACTTTGGTGATGTCGATGCCAAGCTGGTCAGTCAGCACGGAAAGCCTTGTGCTGACCTCCTCCTTGTAGCTGCCAAAATCCCCGGTTTCCACATAGTTTTCCAGCGCCGACAGGATGATAGAATTGACATTCTGCTGCAGGTCGGTGATCTGCTGGGTGGTGGTTTGGGTTACCTGGCCTGCAGAATCGTCCACCCGCTCGATTAACTCCGCGCGCGTGTTTTCAATGCGCTCGTTTGTTTTTCGATCCGCATCAATTTGCGATCCGGTATATGTGCGGCTGGTCCCGCCCAACGTGATTTGTGTGTTGCCTGGGTCAAGGATGTCCGGGGCCAACTCCATCAGCGGGTAGGACGCGCTGTAGCCGTGGGGCGTACTAACCAAGGCGGTCATCCTGCCCACCCGGAAATGCTGGATGCCCTCTTGCCAGCCCAAATCCACCGCCTTGCAGGTGATGGTTTCCGGCATAGACAGGCCGTTGTCAGCCAGCGCCGCTTTGGCCTTGGTTTGCAGATTTGCGGCCACGGTCACATCGTCCCACTTAATATGCCGGGTAATGCGCCCATATGTGGCCACGCCGGAATTGCTGTAGATGATTTTCCCGGACTTCACAAGGTCATCCGTCAAGTCACCGTCCGGCAGATTTCCGATAGTCAGGCCATCCTTGCCTTCCGGCAGGATAGCAGTGTAGATAGACGTGCCGTCAACCTCACTGGATAGGTCAAGCAGGTTTTCGGCAAATTTCACCGTCTGCGTATTTGTCAGCGGCAGTTCCGCATAATAGTCCAAATAATTGCCGTCATTCTCGTATCGGATCAGCAGATTCCCACCCAGGGAAGATTTGAACAGCTTATCTGAAATAGTGGTCATCGCCGTGGCGTACTCATCAGAGCTGCGGGTGATGTAATTGTTCGGGTCGGACACGGTGACCACGCCGGGCTTGATCTGCTGCTCCGTGGACACTTGGCTGTTATGCTGCGCCAAAATCCAGCGGAAAAAGAAATCAACCACATTCCCGCTTGCGGCGGCGGCCTTATAGGAAGCGTCCTCCGCAAAGTCCTTCGGGAAGTTGAACGGCGGTATGATGCTGTCATTCAGCGCCGCCATAATGCCCTCTGTTTCGATTTTGTGCGCCCCGTAGAAGTCTTTTATATCGCTGGTTATTCTTCCCCTATATATAGGGAAAGTGCCGTCCAGCAGCTCCACAAGGCCGCTCATGCGGCGCAGATTGCTTAAATAGGGATGTTCTGCGTCCACCGTAAAGGACATTTCCCCGGCCTTGCTGACCGCCAGCTTAACAGAGGGGTCACGGACGATTAGTTTTTCGTCCGCAAGGCGCGGGTCATACAGGATATAGTTTTTGTATTTGAGTTGATACATTACAGGCTCGCCTCCTGGTATGTCACAGTGATGCTACCTGTGCCGCTTGCGACTTTTGCTTTCAGGGTGTTGCTTCCAGCCACAAGACGGATAGCGGGCAGAATATGATCTCCCGCGCTGATGTTGATTGTGCTGCTGCCCCAAAGCAAGGTGGTGTCCTGGGCCACCGTGATAGTAGGGATGACAGGCCGGCGCTCGTTGGGTAGGGATAGCTGTTTGTAGGCCGTGCCAAGGTCAGAGCGGGAAACCGTGGTTTTTGCGTTCTTGTATTTCCACGGGTCGCAGTCAACCGTGACCGGGATAGTCTGCATCATTTTGACAAGCTCCACCTGCCCAACGGAGCACCGCCCACTGTAAAAATGGGCGGTGTCCTCGGGGAATTTTATTTTAACGCGCTTGCCGTGGACTTTGTTGCAGAAATCGGAAATCGTAGCAGGCCATGTCTTGCCGCTCACCGTGTCCACGCCGGTGAGCTTCAGTGTAATAGTGCGGTTCTTATAGGTGACTTCTCCGGTCAGCACTTCAGACGCATCCAGCAGACCGTCCCGGCCCGGAACATCGATCATGTTCGTGCGGACTTCCGGCAGAGAAATGGACTTGCTTGCAAGCAGCAGACCGTATTCTGTGTAAGTGTCCTTTCCGTCAAAGCATACTTTTCCTATCATACGGCCCTTGCCCTCCTCGCGTTGATTTTGGCCAGTTCTTCATCCATGCCTGGGGCAAGCACGCCGACAACCTGGCCACTGTCCATGATGACTTTCATATTTGCCAACATAGGTAGGTATTGTTCAAGCAGCATTATAATTCTGCCGTATCCTCCGCTTGCTACGCCGTAAGCTCCACTTGCATAGTTTCCGCTAATATTTGCTCCTGCCGTAATGGATCCAGCAGAAAAACTCATGTCACCCTCTATGTCTTTTTTTACAGATGCAAATTCATCGCTAAACCCTTCCCCCAATCCTTCGGCCATGAATCCACCGATCCCAGCAAATACCTTAGACGGGGAGTGGATGCCCAAAATGCGCTTTACGCCGCCAACAAGGCTGTTTACCTTATCATTAAACCAGTTTTTGATGTTATCCCACATTCCGGCAATGCCGTCTTTCAAGCCCTGAACGATGTTTCTACCGATGCTTCCCCAGTCATAATTTCGGATCGTGTCAGCAATGGCCGCGATAATACGCGGGACGGCTGCAATCAGTTCCGGGATTGCTCCGATGATGCCGGTAATCAGCGATACAATGATCTGCGGCGCCGCAAGAATGATTTTGTCAAGGTTGTTTACAATGCCGTTGATGAACGCAATAATCAGCGTAGGGATTGCCGCCACCAATTCCGGTATGCACTGGATAATTCCGTCTATCAGCGCAAACAGGAGATCGATTCCCATTTGGATAATGTTCGGCAACTCTACAATGATTGCGGCAAGCAAGTTGCCAATAATCAGAGGTACTGCCGCAATAAGCTGCGGGATCGCGTCAATCATCCCGTTTGCCAGCGTCATAATCAGCAGGATTGCCGTCTCGACAATTTGTGTTAAAAATTCAGGGTCTGTTATCTGCTGTATAACTGTCAGGGTTACTTGGATTAGAGCATCAATCAATGCCGGGAGATTGTCAATCAGCCCATTTGCAAGTTGCAGCACGATTTCAATAGAGGCAGCATTCAACGCCGGAAGATTTTGGATAATTGCATTTACAAGCGCCATAACAATATCTGCGCCTACCTGCACGATTTTAGGCAAGTACTCAAGGATTTTATTAAGCCCATCGCCCACAACGTTGCCCATTTCGTCCATCAATCCAGAAAGACCGCCGGTGCTAAATGCATCCGTCAGTTGAGATACATACCCCGTAAGCGTCTCGATGGCCTTTTGCGCTGGGCCGGAAAAAGTCTCATAAAGAGTGATGCCAAATCCTTCTGTGGCAGATTTTAGGATAGTAATTGCGCCGTTCAGGTTGTTATTCATCGTGTCCGCCATGCTTTGCGCAGTACCGTCCGCATTGGCGATGGCGGATGTTAATTTCTCAAAATCGGAATCGGACGCATTGACGATGGCCAGCATGCCGGACATTGCTTCCTGACCGGCAATGGCCGCTGCCACGTTAGCTTTCTCTGCTTCGCTCAATCCGGCCATTTTATCGCGCAGGATCTGCATGGTCTCGCTAAATGGCTTCATGGTTCCATCAGCGTTTTGGATAGCATCCGCTGCATCCATGCCCAAGGAAGCAAACGCCTCTTGGACTTCCTTGGTCGGTTTGGCCAGCCTGGTAAGCATTGCGCGCATTGATGTGCCAGCTTGTTCCGCCTTGATTCCGCTGTTGGCCATCAAACCAAGGGCAACAGATACGTCCTCAATGCTATACCCCAAAGCGCCGGCAACAGGAGCAACGTATTTGAAGGAGCCGCCCAGCATGGATACGTTCGTATTTGCGCTATTTGACGCAGCGGCGAGCACATCAGCAAAATGCGCAGAATCAGAGGCCTGCAGTCCGAATGCCGTCAGTGCATCCGTTACAATGTCCGACGTTAACGCAAGATCTTCGCCAGACGCGGCAGCAAGATTCATAATTCCATCAATACCGTTTAGCATTTCCTCGGTTTTCCATCCTGCCATAGCCATGTAGGTAAAGGCATCAGCCGATTCGGATGCGGAGAACTTGGTTTTTGCACCCATTTCCTTTGCTTTATCTCGCAGAGCGTCTAAACTTTCTCCGGTTGCCCCAGAAATTGCCGCGACATTGGCCATAGACGAATCAAAATTACTACCGACATCAATGGCATATTTCCCGACCGCTGTAGCTGCTACGGATGCGGCGGCTATTGCTTTGGCTCCAAATTCAGCAACTTTTTTCGCAGCATTTGTAAACTTTCCGCCAAGCCGATTTGCGTTTTCGCCGATTTCCTCGATTTGATTGTTTACATCGCCAGAATCTACGGAAATTTTTACAAACAAATCAAGTAGATTCATGTGTCCACCTCGCTCTCTTTGTAAATTCTGAAAATTATTCGTGACATTCCATTGATAGTATGGTATGATATCGGCAAGGAGGGATTATTTATGATAAGTTTTAACAAAGATTCTGCTTGGGACTTAAAGCCGATTCCCGTTTCCGATGTGCGTGGTGAAGTGAATGGCTTGTTGATTGACGGGGAAGAAATCGCTGCCGCATTTAAGACCGTACGCGACCAGCTGATTTTTACTAACAAGCGAGTCATATCGGTTGATGTACAGGGGATTACAGGAAAGCGCAAGTCCTTCAGCTCTATGCCCTATTCGAAAGTGCAGTTTTTCTCCGTGCAAACCCCAGGCTTTGCCGAAATCATCCCGGATAGCGAACTTGTTCTGACATTCTCCAATGGTTATGTCGCAAAGTTTGAGTTTAAGGGAGGCACAGACATCGGGAAAATCGGAAGAATGATTTCTGATTATGTCCTCAAGTAACGCATATTCGCCCGCCGCCCCTTTACGGGGCGGCTTTTTTAACTTGTAACCCGCAACGATTGACAATATCGCTGGTGATTTCTTCACATGAGCGATTGTCTTTTTTGCTCACATCTATAATTTCAATGTATCGCTTATCGATTGAAACGCCCGCGCATCGCTCGCATATTGCTTTAAGCAGGTCAGCAGAATAAATTCGATATGCTTTTTCTTCTGCATCCTGCTTGTACCGCGCTACACAGTATGACAGAAATGGCTTTACTCTTTGGCTTCCACGATATTCTCCTGCACAGAGCCGGACGGCGTTTCTGCCGTCTCGGTCTGCGCAGATGTAAAAAGGTCCGCAAAGGCATCGTCCGTCATAAGCTCAGTAACATCAACCAGCAACTTGGCAAGCGTCAGCCCAGCGGCATATTTTTTTGCAGGCACGCCTTCCACAGCCGCCAAAATTGCGATCAGATCTTTCTTGTGTCCACGCAAAAGCAACGGAGCAGATTTCTTAACCCTTGCCAATACAAAGTCCTTTGCATTTACGCCATCCGGGAGCTTCTGACGCTGAAACAACGCTGCGGCTTCTTTGTCCTCGGCTATGTTGGCAATAGGATCGATAATGTCTGCGATAACATCAAACACTCGCTCCCCTTTAATTTTTGACAGTTTCATGGTGTTACTCCTCCGCCGTACCGGCCTTGATGTAGATCTCAAATGGCACAGTGTCCTGTGCGCTCATGGAGTAGTGGGCCGTATACTCAAACGCGAACTGCCCCTTCGCCTTGTCGCTGGTCTTCAGCTGGAAGCCGCCGGTGGACAGTGCGTTCATCAGGTGGATGGCGATGAAGCCGCCATTTTTATCGCCGTTCTTGTCGGAGTAGTCGCCCACCAGCCAGATGTCGGCAAAGTCAGCGTCCGACAGATCGTTCCGAGGCGTGACCTTCCCATCGCTGGTACCCACATCGGCAGCACCGCAAAGGCTCTTTGCAATCTTGGTGTCTGCGTTAATGAACGTACCCGCAATCTTCGCCTCCCAGGAATCCACCCGTTTCAGTTCCTTCATGTTCTTGGGGCAGTTGTCGATGTCCTCTCCATAGTCCTTATAGGTGGGCGTTGCGGTAAAGCTAATGCCGCCGGTCGTCGCGCCAATCTGCCCCGATTCCCCGATGGTGCCGGTGGCCGGGGTAAAATCGGTAGTCAGAATACCGGCGTTTATCTGGAGCTTCTGAAATGCATCAGAGGGAATTTTTGTGAATTTCATATTTTCTTCCTTTCATCAGTTTTGCGATAGGTATTCCACCGTGATGTTGAGATACCTTCGCTTGATGTTTTTATCGCTTTCGTCCGCGATGTTCTGACACCACGGGGAGCCACGCTTGATCCACATTGCTCCGCCGTCATAGGCGACCATACAGCCGCCCATGCCGATTGCGTCGCTGATTTCTTGTGCCTTTGCGTTGGGCATCGCTTCGCTCTCGGTGTAATACCAGAGGTTGACCGTCAGCGCGATCTCGCCGCTCTCCCATGATCCGGTGATAAGCTCATAGGTCAGCCACGGGAACACCGCGTCCTCCGGCACATTGGAAGTTGGATACGCAGGGAGGAATTGAGAAAACCAAGCATGGAGCGCCTTGTCCTTTGTCATCTCGGCAGCTCCTTTCGTTCCGCGGTGAAGAATTTCAGCGCCTTGATGGTAGCCCCCGCAGACTTCGGCGCGGCCTTTTCTTCGGGGTTGGAGGTCACGCGGTAAGTCAGCCCCGTTTCCGTGTCGCGGAAATAATCGTTATACTCAATTGGCACGCTCTGATTGACCAGTGCGGAATATACCGAGGTAACGCCGTCCTTTTCCGCCCTGCGCGCTTCCATCGAGGTGTCGAGTGCCTGATAGTTGAGAAATTCCGCGCCCTCTTCCCACGCAGTGATGTAGCCGCCCGCGCCGTCAGGCGTGCGCTTTTTCTCCATCAGAATGCACTTGTGGGCAAAATCGTCCAGTAAAGTCACGGTTCCACCCCCTTGAGCTTGCGCCAGTCATTTAATCGGCCTTTAAAAGCGCCCTGCCAGCCCGTCCCAGCGCTCGTGTCGGCATTTCCGCCGCTCGCCTTGGTGTAACTGTACCCGCCGAAACTTTCGCTCGTGTACGGGCTTAAAACGGCTTCACCGTTCTTTTCTTCCCACGCGGCGATATCTTCGGCAAGCACAACCACAGCCTTTGGCACCGCCAGCGCCCACACCGTCCCGGTAAAGGTTTCATCCGTCAGGTCAGCCGCCGGATATTGATGCAGACCGTCATTAAACACAGAGCCGCAGATACGGAAATATTGATTGGTCAGAAGAAAAGGCAGCGCAATGCTGCCATTCTCCACGGTGAACGTGCCCTCGTGAATCTCCACAAGGAACCAGTTGTTCAAGTGCCGTAAGACTTGTTCAAGCATTGCGCTGCCCTCCTATTTAGCCCGCGCCGGCCACCGAAACGGTAGCCACGGCAATGCCGTCCAGATACTCAGCCCACAGCTTCATGCCCATGATGGCGTACATATCGCCCGTGGCGCGGCTGTAATCGCCGTCGACATGGACGCCGATCAGGTTGGTCTCGCCCTTCACGGTGTAATTCAGCCCCAGCTTGGCAAAGTCGCTGTCGCTCGGGTCCACATAGTACAGGTCGATGTTTTCCACGGGCAAAGCGATCACCTTCTTGGAGGCGATGTACTTCTCGGGCAGCAGGAACAGGGTGCGGTAGCCCATGAAGTTCTCCACGTAGTTGATTCCGAACATCGTCTGCACGGTGATCTCCTTGTCGCCCAGGTAATCGTAAGCGTCGATGATGTTGGCAAAGCCCACCACCTCGGTCACGTCCTTGTCGAGACCGGCAAACTTGTCCAGCACTTTGCCCTTTGCCATCGCAAGAGCGCGCTGCCAGGTCTTTTCCGTTACCTTGAGCGTGCCGGTGCCGAGGAAGGTGTAGAAGTCAGTCAAAACCTTGTTCTGCAGGGCCACGAGGAACGCCTCGTCGGTCTTCTCCACGGCAACATCAGCGCCGTACTTCGCCACGCTCTCGATAGTCACGCTCTTGGCATACTTGGAAATGTCGATGTCGTCGTAGGCGACAGGCTCCACCTTCATTTTGGTGAAGGGGATCTCGTCACCCTCAGCCACGGTGCCGCCCTTTAGACCGCCGTCCACGCTGGCCTTGTAAGAAACCAGCTTCGTGCCGGGGGCCTTGCGGATGGGACGCATGATGCCCATGATGTTCCGCAGTGCGTCCCAGTTATCAGCGAAGCGGGACACGAAATCCACCTCACGGGCGGAAGTGGTAAACTGGGCAGAAGTTGTTACGTTAGTTTTCGCAGCCATAAATAGCTCCTTTCAAAAAATCAGTTGTTTTCGCTTGCCATCAGATCGGCAAGTGCTTTTTGGCGCTCCGCCGTAGACATCACATAGCGGCCCTTATCGTCCTTCTTGTAGATGTCCTCTCGGGATTTTGCGCCGCCGGTGTTTGCCGGGGGGTTGGCGGGATTCGCCCCGTGCGTCTGCGTGGTGGAGACAAGCCCCTTGTAGGTGCCGTCTACGAGTGCATCAAGGATCTTGGTGTCCTTGATCTTCTCGCCGTCCATCTCCAATGCGGCCATTTCCTCGCCGCAGCCCCGCATCGCAAGGTCGAGATTCGCGCCGGTGATGTTTTTGCTCTCAAAGTAAGCGCGCACGGCCTTTTCCTTTGCCGCCTTGCTCTCCTTTGCCGTGACATTGGCCTTGAAGTCCTCAAAAGCCTTGTGCTCTTTCTCGTACTTCTCCTGATAGCCGTTGTCACCTGCCGCCTTGAGATCGTCCAACTGCTTCTGGACGCTGGGCAGCTTCTCCGCGTCCGCCTTATACTTGCTGACATCAGCTTTCAAGCCGTCCACGGTGTCGGTATGCGCCTCGATGATGGTATCCACCTGCTCATCGGTGAGCCCCATACCCTTCAAAAGTTTTCGTGTAAGTGCCATGACACTATCTCCTTTTCTTCGGTTCCGCTCCTTCGGAAACGATAGTTTTATAAAAACCGCTGTCCCTTGCGGTAATTAACAAAAAGAGCCAACTGCCTACAATTTGTAAGCAGTTAGCTCCTATTTCAGTTCGTCCTCCAATATCTTCCGGTATTGGATGGCATGGTCTGCCGCTGCGGGTTTTAAAAACGGCTGCGCTTTGTTGCCTCGCGTGTAATGCCAGTTCCCCTTTGCATCCTTATACACCCACGGCGTAGGCCGTCCGCCGCCCTCGGCGTAAATGCCGGTGCCCAGCTCTACATACGGGCCGTATTCGCTGTTTGTGCCGATATACACCGCCGGCTCTTCCTTATCTACCACATGCGTGATGCTGTTGCGCAGATTGCCGGTATCAACGGGACAAAGTTTCTTTGCGTACCCCTCTGCCACAAGCCCACACTTTTCCAGCCCCCGCACCAGCGCCGCCTGGATCGCGGCGGATACCTCTTTGCTGTTGTCGTGGATCTCAATGTTCATAGCTCACCCATTTTTTAACGCGTTTAGGACTGTCTCCCCTGTGTCTCCAATATTTTCTTGGCAATGGTCGCCATCATGCGGTCGTCATCACGCTCGCCGTCAAACTGATGCACTATGGGATCATTTTCGTCATATGGCTCATGATGCTTTAGATACTCCAATAGCTCCTCACGTTCTGTATCTGTCAAAATGTGTGCCATATTTTTCGCTCCTCTCTAAAAAGCTTGTTATTTCAGATACATATTCATTCGGCTTGTTCTCTTCTGCCAGCCGCTTTAATTTCTTCTGCACTTCCGAAAAATCTTTCAAAAACAAGAATCCGTCATAATCATCCGTGCGCTGCAAGATGTAAATCGTTCCATCATGCCCCACCACTGACATCATCTGCATATCCAAATTTGCAGAGAATGTCTGCAAGTCTTTCGCGGAAAATATTAGGCTATCCGGGTGGCTATGGATCGATATGTACGGCTCATTCGGGGGCAGCAAACTAATGTGATTGCGCTTACCGACCGTGACTTCCGCAGTTCTTTCCATCCGCATGTTGAATACCGCTCCCACTTCGGTCTGAATGTCTTCCTGCGCCATTGCCTCGGTCAATATTTTTTGATATGCCTCTTGCAATCGGTCTGCCATTTCATTGGTAAAGCCCTGCGGTACAATTTTAGGTATGCTGTCTATTGTTGCTCGCGTGATCGGGTCGGCTATGACCTTCCAGCTATTGTTTGCCTTTATTATACTACTATGCGACGCAGTTTTAAAGTCTTTCCACTGTGCATAGGTCATATCCGGGATCAGCCCATCCCGCGTGCGTCTCAATGCGTCAGAGGTGTCCACCCCTTCCACGTCAGCCACCAGCGTGCAGCGGCAGTTATACACGAGGTAACCGGGCGCGGAAGCGTCGCCGGGGTACATTATCTCGTATCCATCGATCTTAAACGGCTTGTCTATTTCGGCCCGCTGGCCATCCAGCATTGCGTGGGCGTGGCGGGTGCGGCCGTCCAGCGTCGCCACCCATTCCCGCTTGAGCTTGATACCCATCTTTTCCGCCGCCGCGTAGCTGTCCATGCGTCCGGCGTTCTGCGCGCCGGTCACGGCGGTTCTGGCCGTGCGAATGGCGGAATCGCGGCTCATGGTGGTAATGCGCTTTTGCAGGTCATCCGCCATGTGCTTGATGCTCTTTCCCTGCAAGATGGAGCTGGTGACACTGGCCGTAATTTGCTTCTTGCCGTATGCGAGATCAATCCCGCGTTTCAGCGCTCTGCCCTTTGGATAGTACGGCATCAACTCCGGTTGCTCCGCGATCAGGCGTTTAACCGTCTGCTCGTCCCACAGGTCAAAGCCGACGTTGCCCACGACCTGCTCGATGGTGTACGCCGAATAGTTGCGGTTGAGGGAGTAGATACCGGGCGTAGCATCGTTGGTGTAGGACACCGCCACAGCGTTTGCATCGGTCATGCGGTGCGCCACCTTGTCCCGCATAGCTTGATAGCGTTCTCCGCGCCCGATCTGGTTCAGCCGCCATTGCTTATAGTCAGCCTCCGTCCATTCCTTGCCGTTCTGCACGGTGCCGATCAGAGCCTTCATTTCCTCGTCGCGCTTTTTGAATTGCTCAAAATATGCGTCGATGGTAGCTTGCAGCTCTTTCCCAGCCTCGCGGTATAGTTTTGCAATACGCCGCTCCAGCTTTGCAAGCTCCTTGTCGGTCAACTTGTGGCCGAGGTCACTGTTCGCCATCGCCGCTCACCTCCGGCGCATCCGGTTCCGCAAAGCTCCGGTCAATCTCTTCTGCAGCCTTCCGCTTTGCCATGTCCTCGTACTGGTCAATGTCGCCGTTGATGGTCAGCAGCTTCTTCGTGATGTATTCGTCATCGTAATACGCCGCACCCAGAAGAATGTTCTGCGTTTCCTCGCTCTTGTTGATGATCTGATTGCGCGTATAACTCGGCTGGTCCTCAATGCCTGCCAGACGCAGAATCTCAACAATAAACCGCGTGACCTCGGATTCAAACTTGTCTGTTTTCAGATCCAGCGGCACATAGCTGGCCTTGATCGCGGTCGCCGTCTGGTTCCCTGCGGACACCGCCGCAGCGTCAAAGCACTGGAAATCTTCATAGAGCTTCTTTTTCAGCATATCAATGGTGCTACTTGTGCCCTCATACGGTGCCTCGATGGTCTTGCTCTCCACCTTCGCGCCATCGTCGCCGTTGGCGTGGGCGACATGGGTGGTTTTCAAGCGCTCCACAAACTTTGCGTCGTCAAGGTCATCCATGCCGTTGCAGTTGGACAGCACCCAGTAGATCAAATTGCCCTCGTCCACGTTGTTTACCATGTTAGAGGACGCAAGGTCGAGCGCGTCAATGGTGTTGCGCTTGCCGACGATCTCGGACAGACACCGCTTATTGTTCTTCAGCGGCACGATTGGGAAACTCGGATAATTCCCGCCGTCGTAAATCTCTGTTTCGCCGACTTCCGCCTTGCGCTCGATCAGCTTATAGCTGCGCTTTGGCTGCATGACGGTCATATCCTCGCCGCTGGGCTGGAAATACTCGGTAAATCCGTCGATCTCATACAGCGTTGCTCTCAAGGGCTTATCCGGCGCCACTTGCCAGAACCGGATACCGGCTTTCATCGCGCCGTCTTCTTCATCATAGAGGGGGACGAACTCAAGCAGGGAGAACACACGCAAATGCGTCAAATCCCAGAAACCGAAGGACACGCCCGCAATTTTCGCCTCACGCGCTGCATCCATGACTTCCTGATCGAAGTCCGGGCATAGCTTGTTCGGCGTTTCCTTCTCCGCAAAGGTTACGCCGTTACCCAGCAGATACGAAACCTCCTGATCCACCGCCAGGCCAAAAAACCGGCTGGCCAGCTTGTGGTTCGCCGTCCACATATCCGTGTGGCTGCGGCCCTGCATATCGTAGATGATCTTTTCATAGCGGTTAATGGTCGGATTCAGGCCGTTGTAATATTCCTCAGCATCCGCCGCCGTCTTATATGCGTGGGATTCGCGGTGCTCGTTGATCGCGCTTCGGATAAACTCCATCCGCGCCCATTCATCCTCACCCACCGCCACAAGGTCATTATATGTCTTAATCTCCGCTCACTCCTATCTGCTCCAAATGGGGACATAATCGCGTTTATACGCCTTATTCTTCAAGATTGTGTAGGCAAAATAGCGCGTTTCGTCCATTGCGTGGTCGTTTTCCTTGATTGGCCTGTCGTCGGCGGATTTTTCGTCCCACCGATATAGCCCAAACTCGCGGATGCAGTCTTTGCAGCCACGATGCACTTTGAGAATGCCGTCTTGCAAAAACCGAGCCGTAGTCATAATCCCGTTTGTCACATCGTTGTTGGCCTTGCGGACCATATAACCGCGCCGCCGCAAAACCTCGATAAACGAGGCGGCAGACGGGTCGACGATAATGCTTTTGACATCTGCCTCACCGATGAGCTTTTTAATTTCGTCTGCGTATTCCTCGTCCGTCTTGTTCTTCTGGCTCTCGCGCCCGGAATAGTAATACTCACGGATGCGCGTGGCCGCCTTGCCGTCCCAGCACCAAAGTCCTGCAGAAAACGGGTTAAGCGTGCCGTAGTCGCAGGAAACATAGTATTCTCCCTTTTCCGGCAGCTCGTCCACAATGCAGCTATCGTCAAACATGGGATAGATCAGACCCTCGGCCAGCACCCACAGTCCACGGATGTAACGATCATAAAACACGCCCGTAAACATCGACTGATACCGCTCCAGCGTTTTCTGCGACAGCCCGGGGTTGTCCGTCATTTCAAAATGCAGATACAGCGCGTTCCGCTCTCGGTTTCGCTTGATCCACTCTGTGTAAAACCAATGCTGTGGGCTTCCGGGGTTGCAGGAAAACCACAGTTTTGCTCCGTCCACAGAGCAGCGGGTCAAGGCCTGTTCCACAAACGAGCGCGGCATCAGCACCACTTCGTCCAGTAGCACCCCCGCCAGCGTCCGGCCCTGGATCAGCGTATAGCTTGCCTCGTCCTTTCCACCGAATACTTCAAAGTAATTCGTCACGGCTCCGCGCCGCACTTCCATCACCTTATCGCCGCGCCGCCAGCGGATGATATAGCGCTCTTTCGCAAAGCTCATCGCCGTGAACGGCACGATGATGTTCTTGGTGCAGCTATCCACCGTGCGCCCACACACGCCGAAGCGCTGACCGCTGAAATTTTCCATCGCCCAGCGGACAAACGCCCACATCATGATAGAGGTCTTCCCGGAACGCACAGCTCCGTCGCAGATCAGCGCGTCATACTTGGAATAGGGGAAAGCAAGGATTTTTGCTTGTCGGTTAGACAGCGGCATATTCCCACCTATACCCTCCAGCAGACTGACGCTTACCCTTGCAACATTCACAAATCTTTGCGTTATTCGCTCCTGTCGCCCTTGAAGCACTCATTGCAGAATCCCAACAAGCAACAAATACACCGTCTTTTGTATATTGTTCAACGGCTCTCGCATTTACGTTGTCTCCGCCCATAAATCGTCCCTTGCGGGCGTCGGATACTTTTTTTCTTGCCTCGGCTGAAACGGTTTTCCCTCTATGTACGGAAATCATTTTTGTTCTGTATTCTTTGGATTTCCAAAGCCTTTTTGTTCGTTCCGAGAGTTGCTTTTTATATTCCGGCTTTGCATAAGACTTCTTAGCCTCTGCTATTTTCTTTTCTTTGTATTCAGTATTTTTATAGGCATTTTTTATGCCAGCGGACATTTTCTTTTTTGTTTCTTCGGAATGCTTCCCTGTACTATTCCCGCCGTTTTCTATGTTGTACCCTTTCTCCCTATTTGTGGAATCATATAAGGAAATCAGTTCAACTTCTTTTGTTTCTGCGTCTTCTTTACTCAATCCATCGAACAAAATAATATGTTCGATGTTATCCCATCCATATTTCATAATCGCATTAAAAATAAGCGGTTGCTTTCGATAGTGTTTTCCTTTGTTCCATCTGTATTCTGGCTTTTGGCAGGTAATCCCTATGTATGCTTTCCCATTCGGAAAGCGATGCATATAGACTTTGTAATTTTCACTCATCGCTCTCAAGCTCCTTTGCCATTTCCTTTAAGCTCTGACTGAGCGCGTCTTCCCTCACCGTGTCGGCAGGACTGCCGCCGATCATCGCCCACTTGTCAATTAGCGTCCCCATCGCCGTTGTAATCTGGCTGAGATTTGCCGCCGCCAGCTTCTCCGGGTCGTTGAGCATTTCAAGCCCCTTGCCGATGAACGAACATACAAGGTCTTTGTGGTCGTTCATGTACTCCATCACATCGGCGGTGTTCTCTTCCTTTTTTTGTTCGCACTTTTCCACAATGTCGGCATTCGCCCGAACAAGGTTCTTAACGGTCGTTGCGGACACGCCGTTGATTTTCGCTGTGGCGCAATAGTTGTTCGTCTGCACATAGTCCGCCAGTATTTTCTTTTTCTGCCGGTCTGTCAGACGCGCAGCCATTGTCACCACCTCGCACTTTTATTTGCAACCAGCCCCCACCCCTTGGCTACAGTAACAGTCTTTCCCCTCCCATGCGGCCTTCTGGAAGCTCTCAAACATGGGTTACACAGTTTGCCAGCAGGTGGCAATGTCTTTTTCCTGTCCACTTTTGAGCGGTATAGCCGCGCTTTCGGGCAGGCGCTATGCCATTTGCCCACGGCAGCGGCTCTCCGCTTTTGGAGCGGCGGCGCGGTTTTGAGCCACGCAAGATTCGGTATGTTGTCTATAGCCATCCCCTCTCTATTCCATCTGGACGCCGCATATGTCCCCTCTGGGTCACATCGTTGAGAGGTGCGAGGGGTCCTGTTGGTGCCGTGTGGGAGGTGCGACCTCCCGCCCCGGATCGTGGGGTGCAACGAGCGCACGGCATATAACAACAGCCCATAGGTTTCCCTACAGGCTGTTTGTGCCGGTACGCCCGTCTCCGAGTCCGCTTGCGCGGTGCGCCCAATACCGGCGGCGCATATAGTATCGAAAGGAGGGGAGATGAAAGCTACATGGTGTAGCCGGAGTGGATGTGTTGGCTTTTGCCCAATCATCCACTATACACATTTTACCACATCATTAAGTGGAATTTGTGCCATCTTTTGTGTAAAGACCACTGTATTTTGCCACATCCATCAAAAATTGCTCCTTCCTCCGGCTGAATGTCCTCTCGCTGATCCCCGGGATCACGATCTTGTTGCGAGAGTATTTGTGTTTGCCTTGACAGTTGTGCATAATGCCATATATTAACTGCCGCCGGATTGTATCGCTGCCGATATCTCTGCCGCAGCGGTCTATAGCGTATTCCACCGCCAGCATTTTCTTGGTTTCCGGCCAGTTCTCTATGGCTGCAAGCTGCTCCGCCTTGCTCTCGGCGGGTCTGCCGGCGCCCGATCCAGTTGGCATGCCCTCTGTGGCACTATGCGTCCCGTCCAGGATCTCCGCCCGGGCCTCGCGGTACGCCCGCACCCGGCGTGGATATCCACGCACATAAGCAATGCACTCCAACCGCACGTCATAAGGCAGCGTCGCCTTTTTGCTCATTTCCCCTCCTTTACTCCGCGCTGTTTACCATCTTATATTCGCCCCGCAGAGCCTTTTCTATGTCCGCCATCTTTACATAGCCGTTGTTTTTGGCCTCCACCAGCTCCACAAGACATTGCTGGAGGTATTCCAGGCTACGGGTGTCGTGCTCGTCCGCCGTCTCCTCCCGCACATGGAATCCGCACTTGTCCAGCAGCACGCAGGAAACATTGTCCATGCATTGTTTGGTGCCATCCAGACGGCCCAGTTCGTAGGCCTTAGCCGGATTATTTGGCACCGGTCTGCCGTTTGCCCTTTTGAGCATCTCTATTTCCCCTTTCTTCGTATTTGCATACGCCCGGTGTATTTGCCACTGGGCAATAATCCGCACACGCCGGGCAATCTGCGTTGACGCATACCTCGTCTTGCATCCACTTGCATTCATCATTCATCTCCGTCACCGTCCTCCAGATATTCGCACCACGGAAAACACTCTACGTCTGATCCTATTGCGGGACATTCCATCTCGTTAGGGCAAGTGCAAATTAACATTCCGCACCTTCCTTCCGCTCGCCGTTTGCGCAAAAGAAGTCCTCGCGGAGGATGCAACCTGAACATGTCCCGTATTTGCACACCAATCTCCCGTATAACTTGCGTGTGTAATTGTCGTCCTCCTGTTCTTCCTCATCGTTGGATACAGCCGCGCCCTCGTTTTCTTCAACACAGCAATCGGTGCAGACGCTCTTTCCGTCTGGCAAACCGTAGCACATTTCTCCCGTTTCGATGCGCTTTCCGCAGAACGCGCAGTAATTCCATAGCCGGCTCATTTCATCGCCTCCAATGCTTTCTCCGCCTCCTCGCGGGTAAGGAATACGGTCTTACCAAATCCGTTTAGCGCTACGCCATACTCCCGCCCTCTGGCGCCTATTGGCTCAAAGCCAATAAAGCCGATTTTATTGCCCATGCCAATCTGCTTCTTGCCCGTGTACATTGCTAAGGATAGTTCGATGTTTGCGCCGGGACTTCCCGTCCAGTTCAGCATCAATGCAATGGCGTCGGCGCTGTCCAGCATGGCCAGGCAAATGCGCATATAGTCCGCCTTCTCCAGCCCCTCCGGCAGCACCGCCGGATTCAGCGGGATATGCCCCAGCGCCCGCAGCTTTTTCTCCGCCTCGGCAAACTCCGCCTTGTAGTTTTCGTTCCCGGTGATCTTCCCGGCTATGTATACCTTCATTTGTTCTCCTCCCCATTGAACCACTTCCGCAATTCGTGCGCGCACGAAACACACAGCTCGTAGTCATTGTCGTTTATGTCGTTTTTAACTCGCCGCATACCGGCATAGGTGACGGAGTTAAACGGGTTAATCTCCGCTCCGCAACGGTCACACACTCTCTTTGTCGCCACTGTCAGCCCTCCTGTTCCATGCTTCGATTGCTCTCGGTCTTGTAGCGTAATCTCCCGTTCTTGCAAAGCAGCTCCGACATTGAATATATTTGTATGTGCGTTGGTACGAACTCCTTGGGAAGATACCAGATACTGACCGAATGACAATTTCTATTCCCCCGCAGAACGGGCATGGTTTCAATTCATTCATCCTTCATCGCCTCCACATAGCACCAGCTTTGGGGCGGGCGGCGAAGCGGCAAAGCCCCATTGTTGCAGATACCGTTGTTGTTGCTGTACATGGCGCAGGCCTCACAGTATAGGTCATTAGGACAAGACCGCCGGAACTCCGTCATCTCCCGCGGCTGGTCATAAATGCGCAGGTCGGAGATATGCCAGCCGTAGCCCTGGCAATGTCCAAGATAGCCGTGCAACTCATCGTCTGTCATAGCCACACACAGGCCGCACTTTTCTTCGGCAGCTTGCTTGTAAACGGATAGTCCCCCGGTCTTAAAAAGAAAATCCGTACTATCCTTGTCAATCTTGTAAATCCGGTCGCAGGTAAACTCCCCAATGACCTTGCCGCCGCCGTAAAACTGCGGCCTTGGATAGTCCGTCGCAATGAAGTCCTCGTGCGGATATTTTGGCAGCGTGCAGTAGATATAGCACTTAAACGGCGTATCCAGCTTTGGCCGCGTCTTGCGCACCTCAATCGTCTTTTCGCCGCTGGCAATCTTCTCGCACCACTCCGGGCGGACGCTCAGCATAACAGCCTTACTCATCCTTCATCGCCTCCAATGCTTTCTCCGCCTCCTCGCGGGTCAGGAATATGGTCTTACCGATTTCCCCGGCGTTTATGCCTGACAGCGATTGCCAAACAAACCCATCTACAATGTCCCACTCGATAAACAAGCCAAATAGTTCGACGCGGATGGCCTTAACCCTATACACACTGATTGTTTTTCGCCCCGTAACTTCGTATAGCTTGTCGCCAACCCTACACGGCAGCACCACCAACCGACCGGCCTTGTCGGCCTCGGACAGCTCGCGTAAGCGGGTATAACTGCAAATGCTCTCCAAATCAGCAAGACGCATCAGGTTCAGAGCGATCTTGTCTGCCTTATCCTTCGGCAAAACCTCTTCCGGCATCAGCAACGTGTCCTCGTAGGCGGCGAGGCGCTCCACGCACAGCTGTCTGTACACGCTTTTTGCCACACGGTCATTGCAATCGACGCCACTGTAGCAATCTGCCGGATAATCATAAGTTGCTGCGCCACTTGCAAGATATTTTGTCAGTCGTTCCATCACTCCACCTCCTGCAACGACTGCACAGCTATTGCTACTGCCTCTGACAACCCATCACTGGGAGACCACGCATATTTGTCGCACAAGGTAGAGTAGTCTGCATACAACTGCACTAACATAGCAGCAGCTTCTTGTTTTGTCATTTCACTCCCCCCTCATGCATCCAGAACTCACGACGACATGCACCACAATCCGTTGAACAAAGGCACCTGTACTTTTCAGATACATCACCACCCACAAAGGAGGGACAAATACGAAGAACACCGTCTTTATCCAGTACAGCATTAGGATATTGTTTCAGAAACACGCTCTGCCGTGTCTTGCGCGGGTGTGCAGCAGACCATTGCTCGACTTCTGCGACGACATCTTCTGCTTTCGTGTTATAATCGTTAATGCCTTTCTTGATACATCCAAGTGTGTACATTCTTCTGCGCTCCTTGACAAACTTCACCGCATCCATATTGTCAACCTCCTATCTCATATGTCGTTTCCCGGCCTTTACGTATCGTGCGCTCTGCCGCACATAGCGTTCCCGGGCGGCGGTATTGGACCGATCCACCCAGGGCTTTTCCTCCAGCCGCTGGGCCTCGTACTCCCGGAACGCCTCGCAGCTCTTCCGGCAGACCCCGCATGGGAGCCTGTCCGGGCAATCCTTCACACAGGGGCTTTTCATCCGGCCCACCTCACGATCTTTTCCCGCACGCCCCACCGCAAGGCGTCCTCGTGTCTGTCAAAATACAAATCCAGCCTATTCCCGGCAATGGCGCCGCCGGTGTCCTGCACGGTGTATGTATGGCCGTCCAGTTCGACTTCCGTACCCATCGGCAGCACATCCGGGTCTGCGGCGATCGTCACGCCCTGGGTGGCCTTTTCGCCGGTAGCTGTGTAGCCATTTGCATACGCCCCACAGCATTTTTCACAGGGGCAGTACGCAGTAACGGTAAACACACACGTCCGCGTCTCCTGGGCCTCCTGCGGCTCATCGTGGGGCAGAACCACCCCCGGCGTCACAACTACAGTCTCCGGCGTTTGCCCGCTGTCCTCTGTGGCAGACGCAATGCCCAAGGCCCCCAAGATTGCTACAAGCAGCGCCGCGATTAACACGCTTCTTTTCACCATTCCACCGTCACCTGCCCTTCATCCGGCAGCAATACCCGTAGGTTTGCAAGCAGGGATTCCCGGTCACCGCTCATCTCCAGCCGGGCATGCAGCAGCTTTGCGCCCATCTGCGGCTTGTCTGCTTTCGGCGGTGCATCGTTGGCAGCGTGCTCATCGCTCTGCGCATCCGCCGTATGTATGTCCACCGCATCCGCGTTAGCCCACTCTGTAACTTTGCTCTGCCACATTTTTTTGTCTTGGCCACTGCGCCGGAATGGCGCACCTACTAATTCCGCCTCGCGGCGTATTGTTGCGTCACAAACGTTCATTTCCTCCGCCAGCCATTTGGCCGTACCACCAAAAGATTGCATGTTGCAGAAAAACTCGCGCTTCAGATCCTCCGGCATAGGCTTAAATTCCCACCACGGCATAGGCCGCGTGATATTATAGCTTTTCACTTCTCCGTTTTCCTCCTTCCTTTGTTTCTTGGTGAGGGTGTCGCTGGGGAGCGCGCACCCGCCGCGTTTTCTGTTGATGTGAGCAAATGCCCCTCGTGCCACACGCTTTTTCTGCATGCAGTCGTAATCAAAATCATTCACTCGCACGGCCTCCTTTCGTCCGCCTCAAACTCCGGGCAGCTTAGCACCAAGTAAGACTCTGACTTGCGGCCTGGCATGCCGAGCGATTTTACCGCCACCCATCCCGGAACTGGCTCAAATCGTACCTTTTTGGTTCTATCCAACTCCGTCCAGGAGCAGCGCCCAACAGCTTTTTTACATCTCCAACAGAGCGTCCCCCTGCTTTCTGCGTTGTTTTGGTTTGCAAGCCTCTTTTCGCTTATCCGGCGCATCTTTCTGACGATTGCATCACACTGTTTGCAAGTTGTCCTCCACTTGTTGGTATCTTTTTTGTTGTAGTTTGTGATTGGCTTTTCCATGCCGCAGCGCTTACATACGCGCATCTCAGGTTGTCCCATCTGCGCACTCCATCTCCCGAATAAATACCTCCGACCGTGGGTTATCCTTGTCGTACAGCACCCGACTCCCGTCGTGGCTAACGATAATGCCGCTGTGGTCGTCCTTGAGCACACCGGCCCTTACCAGCACATCGTCGATGGATTCCAGCAGATTTGTCAAATCCACTCGCCGCCGGGTAGGCATATAAAACAGGCATTTGACCTCCACAGGATAATCTATCGGCTCATGCACACCGGCCTTTTTGCAGTGCCATACAGCTTCCGCCTCGTAATCGATGTACTTCTGCGACGGCATGATAAACGGCTTTCCCGTTTTGCTGCTGTGCATGATCCGCATAGAGTTTTTCTTTGTGACGGGTGCCAGCGGCACCGTTATCTCAATCATCGTCTCCCTCCCCTATCGGTACGGCCACATACTTGGGCCGTCCTTTGGTACGCTTGCCGCCGTACACGGCACGGTAGATCGTCCGCCAGCTGACGCCGCAAATGTTGGCCAGCTCGATGATAGATTCCGAAACGGCATCCGGAAGCTCGTACTTGTCGCGGCTTACTCGCATGTATACCGTCATACGCCCCTCGCTCTCTTCAGCAGCTCCTCCACGGTCATCTGCCCGTCCACCTGCATGGCCTTTGCAAGCATGCTGTATGTGGCCAGCTCGTCCAGAGCCCGCTTGCAGTACATAGCAAGTAAGGCTTGCTTTTCTTCCTCCGTTTCTGCCAGCTTGTACCCGCCGTCCTTCAGCGCCACAATGGGCACCCCCTGCCGCCGCTGCGCCCTGATCATTCGCCGGTTCTCTCTGTCCGTCATACCGGTCAATGCTTCCAGGTTCTTCCGGGTGTATGTAATGCCGGGAATCATGCGTAATGTGGTCATGTCAATCCTCCATAAGTTTCATAAAACATCCCCAAAAGGTCTGCGACTTCTTTCCGCTATGATGCCCGAAAAGCGGGCGTTCTCCGATTGCCGCCCAAACATCTGCGGCTGGTATCTGAGTTTCAGCCCATTTGAAAATCAGTACGCCGTCCGGTTTTAATACGCGCATACACTCACGGAATCCGTCATGCAGCATTTCGCGCCAATTCTCGCCGAGCTGCCCGTACTTCTTCCGCATCCACGCATTTTCGCCGACGCGCAGAAGGTGCGGCGGGTCAAAGACTACAAGAGAAAATGTGTTGTCCAAAAACGGCAGATCCGTAAAATCACACTGTATGTCTGGATGCACAAAGCAGGTTCGTTCAGAATCGCGATTTGTGCTCTTCCAAATCCCCGTATATTCCTCGTCCCGCGCATCGCAGTAGATTGCGGCAGGATGGCTTTTGTTAAACCATATCGTCCGAGATCCGCAGGTGGCATCAAGAATTTTCTTTGTCATGTCATTCCTCCCCAAACCATTTTTTCGTCACGGCGATAGGAAACTCTTCAATTTCGCTTGCCCAGCGTGCCGTCCCCCTGCCGTTGTGCCGCTCGAACACCAGCGGAAAGCCGCCTATTCCGTCGAATAAACTACCCATCGTGATAGGGCGCAGATATTGCGCGCTGATACGCTTTGTCAAGAAGTCCCAGAATGGCAGGGCGATAGAATTGCCAAGCGCCTTATAGCGCGGGCTGTCCGCGCCCTTATGCAACTTACCCTTGCTGTCGCGCCACTCGCCGATGTCCGTCCAGTGGTCTGGAAATCCTTGCAGCCGTTCGCACTCCATCGGGGTAAGGCGTCGCACAATCATGCCCGTTCTCACGGTGTTCTGCAAATTGTAGTTGGTTCCGCCGTTTGATTTTGCCTGCAAAGTCCCGTTTGTTTCGCCGCCCTCGCGGAAGTTTCGGCAGTCAACGCTTGCAATATACGCCGCCATATCTTCGCGGTATGGGTCATTCGCCCTTGCTCTCAATGTAGGCGAGATTTCTCTCGATACGACCAACATATCGTTGTAAGCGTCCTGCCCGTTGTAGCTACCGGCATGAGCGCCGGGTGAAAGCGTACCTGTCACCTCTTGGTACGTCAGCGGCACTTGGTTGCCGCCCGTCCCCATGCGCGCTTGCAAACTCGGGGAAACCTCGCCGCAGTCGCGGATCACATCGCAGGCGTGCGACATATCCAGCGCCACCACCGCGGGCTTGTTGCCGCCGCATTCCGCGTTCAGCGTTGGCGCTTGTTCCTCGGCGTACCCGATGCCGTTCGCCTTTGCACCCTGCCCTGCCTTAAAGGCCGCGCAAATCACCGGCTGATTGTTCCCGCTCATTCCCGCAGCGGCGGTCAAGGTTGGTGCTCTATCATCGCTTCGTACCTCGGCCCCGCCTTGCTGTGTCGCCATGCAGAAAATCGCCGGGTTGTTTACTCCTCCGCCAACGCCACCTTGTAGCGCAGGGGATTTCCCATTCGTGTCAAAAATCCGTTTGCTTTGGCAGTCCCATGCTGTTAAGCATTGCTCTGTTTTACCAGCACGGCTTTCAGCGTTTCCGGCAAGTCTTTCCCGCGTCGCTCCGCTCTCCGCAAGATACCCTGACACGCTTTTGCGCTCAAAGAGTATTTCGCCTGCGGTGTCGCCTCCAAAATCTGCGACAACCGAGATACGACGGCGACGTTGGGGGACTCCCCAGTATTGCGCGTCATGCACTCGCCAAGCCACGCTCCATCGTCCTCCCACTTCATCGTGGTAGCCCCCCCAAGTTGGCCATCCTTTTTCAGGCACTTCAATATCGGGGGCTTCCGGCTCTGCGATGCGGATGATCTCTTCGAGGACTGCCGCGAAGTCTCGCCCTTTGTTGCTCGATAATGCTCCGGGCACATTTTCCCAGACCATATACCGAGGTCTGACCATGTCACCTGTCCTTCCGTTTGCTCTGTCATGCTCTCTCATCTCCTTTACGATGCGGACCTGCTCCATGAACAATCCGCTCCTTGCGCCGGCCAATCCTGCGCGTTTACCCGCAATGCTCAAATCTTGGCACGGCGATCCGCCCGTGATAACATCCACGATTTCAATTTCTGCGCCGTTGATTTTCGTAATATCGCCGAGGTGCTTCATCTCCGTTCCCCCCATCAATCATTTCAGTCTCCAATTCTGCTTTTTGCCGATGTTAAGCATATAATCCCTTGCCCGCTGGTTAATTCTGCTGCCGATGGCTTCATCCCAACTCAAAATGCGGTCAATGGTCAACTCCGTGGAGATGATAGTGATTGCATCCGGGTCAATATACCTGGCATTCATCAGGTCAAAGGCGATGTTTTTGTCGGCATCCGTAACGCCGCCCTTTAGAAAATCGTCGATATACAGCGCACGGACGGTTTTCAGCGGGTGCATGGCTTCGGCGTATGCTTCCGCATCGTTTACTTTTGCCTTGATTGCCGGAATATCTCCCCGCCATTGCACATACCGCACAGGGATTCCTCCGTCCATCAGTTTGGCGCAAATTGCCGTACACAGGTGCGTTTTCCCAGTACCGGGAGAGCCGCCGACGAAAAACCACTTGCCCTTCCAGTCGGTCAAATACTTCTCCGCCGCCTGCTTTGCGGCCTGTTGCCAATACTCCCGCGATTGGAATGCCTCGAATGTGCAGCTGTCCAGCAAACCGGCCAGACCGGAACGCTCCATGCGCAGCCTGTTTTGCCGGATGATCTCGCATTTGCAGGTTCTGCTCACCAGTTCGCCGCTTTCGGTGCGGCGGACGATGTAGCCCAGCCCGCCGCAGATGTCACAGCCATGTTCCGACATGGTACTCCTCCTTCGTTGGTTGCGCTCCAGCCTCCGTCAGCACATCATCCCATCGGCCTTGATTCAGCCATGTGGCTGGGTTTGGGATGTATTTGCCGTTATCCTTGCGCCACTGTTCGCTGTTTTTCTGACTGTTGACGGCATCGATAAGCGTTTTAACCGGCGCAGAAACCTTGGAAAATGCTTTCTTTGCGGCCTGCTTTCCGACTTTTCGGGGATATTCCGCCCAAAACGATTCAAACGGCGACGCGCTATTGTCTTTGTCTTTGTCTTTGTCTTTGTCTTTGTCTTTGTCTTTGTCTTTGTCTTTGCTTGTTTTGCTTGGCAAATCTGGCATTTGCTTGTTTTGCTTGGCAAATCTGGCATTTGCTTGTTTTGCTTCTGCGCCCTTTCTTCCGGCTTCGCTTCGTGCGTCGGATAAACTATCCATTGCGAAGTTGTCTCGATCTATCTGCGCCCGCATCATCGGGAATAAAAACCGTTCGTTCCCGCCGAGCTGCGGGGCTTCGCCCGTCCTTGCATAAACCAACAAGGAAGTGAAAAGCCGCCCCCTCTCTGCGTCACCGAGCGGTTCTATCGCATCTAAGTAATCGATAAACAGCTTGATGTATGTCATATCCGCCATGCACTTACTCCTTGCGCGGAAGTAGGCAAATACCGATTCCGTGATCCGTAAAAATGCAGGCTAACTGCACTGCATCCTCCTCCGAAAGATCATCAATTCGTAAAACATTGTTAGTAAGAGAATCGGAAAGTGCGTCTCGGAGGCTATCGGCATCGTAGATAATCGCGTCAAATGTCATCCATCGTCACCTCCAATTAGAACGGCAAATCGCCGTCGTCCTCGGAAATCTCCGTGAAGGTCTGCGTAGGCTTCTGCGTAGCGTCCTTGCTGCCGCAGAAATGCACCTTGTCAGCGGTCAGCTCCACCACGGAGCGCTTGTTGCCGGCCTTGTCCTCATAGTCCCGGCTGGAGAGCCTTCCCTCCACGATGATCTCCTTGCCTTTGGTAAAGTGGGTGCATATCAGCTCTGCCGTTCCCTGCCATGCCACACAGGAGAGGAACAGTTTTGTTTCTCTGTCCTTTACCTTCTCGCTCCACGCCACGCGGAAGCTGCACACCGTTGTCCCGTTCTGCGTGGCTCTGCGTTCGGGGTCAGAGCAAAGCCGCCCCTGCAAAATCATTCTGTTTACCATCTTTTTCCTCCTTACAAATAACTTTTTCCGAATTCTCGCCGGAAGTCATCTTCCGTCCACCCCTGCTCCCTCATGGCCTTTAATTGACCATATCGGCGTAGCAGACGCATTTGATTCCCGTTGCGGTGTACAGCGTTCCCACCGTTCCTGTGGCACTTATCGCCGCAGAGATACACCACAAGGCCGTATTTCTCGCTTTTGTTTCGGTATGCCCCACCGAAGATGTGGTGCCGCTCCAGCGGGTCACTTGCGCCATTTCTGCCACAGAGAAAACACCGTCTATTGTCAGTCACCTTTATCACCTCCCAGCGGCTGGGCTTCGCCCCAGCGGGATTTCAGCGCATCCAGCTCCTGCGGTGTCATAGTCTCGATTTTAGCCTCCCTACAATCGGAAACAATCTGGTCAATCAGTCGTGACATCTGCTCTGTGTCGTAGGTGCTGGAGCCGTACCAGACAGTCACATTCACGCAGCCTGGAATTTTGCTGGGCCCTTGCTCGGCCATCCAGCCCGTTCCCTTGGATTCCCATTTTCGGCAGAACTCGTCCGCCGCCTTTGATACAATGCACAGGACATCGCTTACGCCACCGATGATCTTGATTTCCTCCCGGTACACATCATTCCTCGGAATCCCATAGTGCGCCGCCAGCTTATCCATCAGCACCCACGCATAGGCATTGGCATCCAAGCTCCGGCCCTTGCGTTTGATCTGCGCCACATACTGCTTGTCCGGCTGCAGCTCGTCGCACACGGCCATTGCCGCCCGGGGGGACTGTACACGGAGGCACAGCCACGCCCCATCGCTGTCCTGCTGCCACCGGGCGGCTGTCACATCAGCCTGCAGCATTGTCCTGCTCCTTCTTTGCTGCCTTCATGCAGTCAGCGCACATCTGCGCTCCGTAGCGGCCCTTGGAATACTTAACCATATCCTTTACCGTCCACATTTCGCCGTTGCGCTTTTTTACAGACACAATATCAGATCCGCACCGCTCACAAACAGGTGCGGCGTTCCGCTCTTTCTCGTCCAGTTCTGCGGAGGAAATCTTGTCCGGGTCCTCACCGGTGGGCAGTGCAAAGGTCCGCAACCACATATACTTGAAAGCGTATGTCATGGCCTTTCCGCTGCCCTTGTCCTGCGTATCCGCGCCGTCCCCACAAGACGCAATCTCTATGTACTCCTCCGGGGCCTCCACATTGACCATCCGGTACACCACATCCACATGGGTGATGTTGCCGGTTCTCGTTGCCGTCTGTGCGATGGGGTATACAACCAGTTTGTGTTTCAGCAGTTCCGCCCGCATGATGGATGTGACTTTCTCCTCACTCAGGGCTTTATACTTGGTGCTGCCGAACTCTACATGATCGTCCTTTGCAAGATACTGGACATCCTGCATAATCGCAGCGATCTTCTCGTAGATATTCAAAATTCTTCCTCCTCGTCAATGATTTCCAGCGGACAGTGCGCGCCAATGATTCTTGTGTCCACCAAATACTCGCCCGTTCTCCTGCACTGGTTGCGGGAATATGTTTCCAGCAGAGGGCAGAGGTTACACGCCATATGCCCTTCCGGAAAGTAAATCTCCACGGCGGTCTTTATGTACCGCGAAACTCCGTTCTCGCTCATTCCCACGCCTCCTCGATATACTCCTCATTGTTGCTGACGCACTCGCCACAGAGCCAAAAACCCTTGTAATGCAATGCACAATCCTCCTGGATTGGCCCCCCGCAGCAGTCGCACACGGGGCGCCGGTCGGTCTGCCTGTCCTGCTCTGCGGCGTAGCACTCCGCGTCCCATACCGGATCAGATGTCCACATCGGATGCATCCTCCTTTTCCGGCTCCAGCTTCCACACATCCCGGGTGACCTTGGAAACCTGGGGAATATCCCCCGCATACAGGGCGTTCAGGAAATCGTCCTCACTGGTCCCGCACAGAACAAAGTGTGGCTCTGCGATGACCTTGTACCTGGAATATACGGCTGCCTTATTGCTGCCGCAAACCAGGTCGCCCACCTCGGCCACATCGCGCTCCGACCGCATAGTTACCCGGACGCCGCACTTTTCAGCCACGATGGCGTAGTAATGTCTTTGCATCTTCATTCCTCCCAAATTCTCACTTGCCGGGTCTATCCAGCTTGTCCAACAGCCGCACAAACCAATGGCTGACCGTAGCCGCGCCGATGATGACCAGCGTCAATGTGTAACCGCCCATGTTTACTCCTCTCTCTCCTCGATCCACTTGTCCAGCAGATTGGAAAAAATCTGAAAAACACGCCGTTTCCCTCCGATAACGCACAGGCCAAAAGGATACACACCCTGTTCAATCCCGTTCGCCAGCGTGTCTTGTGAAATGCTCAGTCCATGCACCCGAAGATGCTCCATGCACTCTTGCAGCGACATCGTCTTAATCATCGTTTCCTCCCCTAATTGAAAGATTACGCCATTACTTCTCCTCTTTAAGCAGTTCGTCCACTGTGATCTTGTAGTGCTTTGCGAGTTTCCTCCGCATTTTAGGATGCGGAACGCAAACGCCCTTCCGCCAGTTGGCGATGCTCTGCTGCGAAACATCAAGCTCCTTCGCCAACCTGTAACCGCTCTCGCCGTGTTCGGCCTGTAGCCGGATTAGGTTTTCTGCCAAACTCAATATATCTCCTCCTTTCTGTTGCTCACCTCCCGCCCGCGTGGTAGAATGACCCAGAAAGGAGGTGAAAATATGGATTTGTTTACTGCCCTTGCGGTAACCATCCCAAGCACATTGTCCCTTGTTACATCGCTCATTTACGCAGTGATTGCAATTAAGAAAGCGAAAGAGCCGCCAAGAGACGAAGTATGGGAAACCGCTCTGCGTTTGATGTGCTCAAAGGATGACTGCTACTCGTCCGCCGATGATTTCGCAAGCCTTTACTTGCAGCTGAAATTTTTCAAAGACCAGCCGGAAAAGATGAAGGGCTTTACGACCATCGAACAGGCGATGGAAGCTATCAATACCGCTTCTCGCCCGCAGGAGTGATGGTAAGAAGAAATTTCCCAACATTCACCATCTGCGCGGACATTGCCGCAATCGCTTCGCCATCTTCGCGCCCCTCTAAAGATTGCTTGGAAAGTAGACGCAACTGCTTTTCAAGCAATTCCTTCATTTCGAGGTAGTTCAAAATTTTCACCTCCAACTTATAATAAAAACTTGACAAATTGGAGCATTAGTGCTACTCTAAGTTTTGCTACAAACATTGATATGCGCCAGCTCGATTTGTCGGGGTGGTCAGGTCTTTTATTGCCTGTCCACGGGTTCTATTGTACCCGAAGTTAGGGCAAAAGTCAACCGAAATTAGGACATAAACTTGCACGAATTTAGGGTACTATTTTTATGGGATTTACCAAAAACTTTAATTATTGCATGGAGCAGTACGGATACTCCGCTTACCGTTTTGCAAAGATAATAGGCGCAAACAACCAAAGCGTTGTTAATTGGCTGTATGGTTCAAATGTTCCCCATCCCAAAACCAGGCAGAAGATTGCTGACCATTTCGGTATTACGCTTGCCAAGCTGGACGGGGACGAATTGCCAACATTGCCGGAAAAGAGCGCAAAAAAAGCCCCCGGCATAAATGCCGAGGGATTGAGCGCAGCACGGAAAGCGTTGCTTGATGCAGTTGATGGCTTGACCGATGAGCAATGCGAGAAGCTATTGGGCATTGTACTGGAAGCTAAGAGGGTGCTGTAATGCCGTATGCGATTACACCTGCCATTGCGGTTGCTTCATTGCTTGGTTAGCTACCGACCAACTGACGGTAAGGTCTTTTTCGTAGTCGCTGCACGGATTGTTTTTGCCGCAGCCTACAATATAATAGTCCCCCCAAATAGACCGCCGATAAACAACATGGCTGCAATCCGCACACGCAAGGCTTTTGCACTGTGGAAGCCCGGCGGATTCAATAAATGCGGACACACGAGTTTTACTTTTTTCTTCGTACAGTTCGGTTTCCAGTCTCCTAATTTCATCCTTTAACTGCTTCCTTGTCTTGAACATCCTGCAACCTCCTTAAAACATATTCAGCCTGGCGGTCTGTCAGCGTCGTGATTTCCGCTTTCAACCGTTCCCGTACAGATGTTTGATTCATTATATCACATTCGTTAAAAAAAGTCATCATTTGTATGGCCTCCGTTAAAGTGTTTTCATCTATACCCCCAAACACGGCGTTTGTTGCACACTTTTGTGCAACAAAATCGTAGAAAATAGAAATTTTGTTCTAACCCTCCCCATCCCCGCACCGGACAGGGAGGGTTTTGCCCACGAATCGCCTATCGGCTTATCGTTTGCACAGCCACCATATCAAAAACAAATCGGGCGGTGCAATCCCGAAAAAAGGCAATATCCCCAAATTTGGGGTTTGCAAAATAATGCGGGCTATGCCCGAAAAAGGGGAAGAAGGCAATTAAACATGGAGAAATCGTTGCAGGACACTTGTCGGGACGCAAAACTGGAACAGCACATCACGGCGCAGGAGATAGCAGACCAATCCGGTGTGCCTTTGTCCAGCGTCAACAACTTTTTCGCGTCTACATCTAAAGCACCGGGCGTGTATGCGGCTGGCCCCATCTGCAAGGTGCTGGGGGTGTCTATGGACCGTTACTTTGGCATTGTAGAGGTTGTTTTGGCGCAAGACCAAATCAAGCAGCTCCAGCAAGTCCATGACGAGGATGTGCGCCTTGCACGGATAGAGGGCGCATACGATGAGCTGTCTAAATCAGCAGAGGAGCAGAAGAGAAAAGCAAGGCGGCAGCGCACGATGCTGTATATCACATCGCTGCTGTCCGCTATCCTGCTGGGTATAGTTACATGGTATGTGGCGCTTGATTACCATGTGCAGGACGAAGGCCTGATCCGATCCAGGACAGCCGGTACGATTGCATGGATTGTCATTGCGCTTTTGGCGTTGGGTATCGGCGTACTTACATCCGTGCTATTGTCCACTCTTGCGGCGGGCAAAAAATCCAAACAAGACGAGGAAGCAGAAAAATGAGCAACTGCATTAAATGCGGAACAACTCTTGTCCCCGGCGCTGTATATTGCCATCTCTGTGGAAAAAAACAGGTAACAGAGCGGCGAAAAGCATTGAAGCGGGCAAACGGCACCGGAACTGTATACAAACTGGCTGGGCGTAGAAAATCGCCTTGGGTGGCAGCAAAAAACAAAGTGATTATCGGGCATTATGAGCGCAAAACGGGCGCTCTGGACGCTTTGGAGCGGTTGAACGGCAAGAGCTTAACGGAGCGGTATAATATGACCTTTGCAGAAGTCTTTGATGTGTGGAAAGAGGAGCATTACAAGGAGATCGGCAAGCAGGGGGTAGAATCATATAACAACGCCTACCGCATATTTACGCCGTTGCACGGGAAAAAGTTTCGCGATCTCCGCACCGCAGACTTTCAGGCCGTACTTGACCCGCACATGGCCAAAAGCCATTCCACCGTGAACAAGTACAAGCAGCTCATAACGCAGATGTCGAACTGGGCAATCCGGGAAGAAATATGCACGACAAATTTTGCAAAATTTGTGCGATTGCCGGAGAATGTCAAAAAAGAAAAGGACATCTTCACGGAGGAAGATATCCGTAAATTGGAATCCGATAACAGCGATTCGGCAAAAATTGTCTTGATGCTGCTGGCAACGGGTATGCGTATCGGGGAATTGTTTGACCTACCTATGGCAGACTATCACGGAGACTATGTTGTAGGCGGGGAGAAAACCGAAGCAGGAAGAAACCGAATTATCCCCATTCGCCCGGAAGGAAAACAATACTTTGCCTACTTTGCGAAGCAAGCAACGGGGGAGCTACTGTTATCCGGCTACGATGGGCAAAAAGTCCCAGCGAACTTCCGCAGGCGAGATTATTACCCGCTGCTGGAGCGGTTGGGTATCCGCCATCTCACGCCCCATTCCACCCGCCATACCTACGCCAGTTGGGCCAGAAAAAACCATATGGCCCCGGAGATTCTGCAAAAGATCATCGGCCATTCCAATTATTCCACCACCGCCAACATTTATGTCCACACAGATGCCTCCGAGTTGATCGCTGCTGTGGAAGCCTCCTCCGCCCCCTCCGATGCCTCTTGACATCCTCCATCCCCCCGTGCATTCCCAACTTCTCCCAAAACATTACCAGTTTCTTTCCGATTGTTAAACCGCTTCCTGTTACTAACACGTTACTAACAAATAATAAATGAGCAAAAAAAGAAAAGCCTTGAAACCGTTGAATTTCAAGGCTTTTTTTGGTGCCCCGTCGGGGATTCGAACCCCGGACACCCTGCTTAAAAGGCAGGTGCTCTACCTACTGAG